CAATTTGAGTTCCCCCATGACATGGAGTTAGAAGCCGAACTCAACGTGGTTCAGTGGGAACAGCGACCAGGTTCAGAAATCTACAGTTTCTCTCATCCGCAAGGAACACATGATGACTTGTTTTGGGCGATCGCTTTGGCGTGCGTTGCCACAACAGGTGCTACTCCAGACAAATTATTGGAGGCTTTCAAGTTTGGTTAGGCGCCCGTAACCCAAAAACGATTACATAAGAGTTTGAGACGATTTTTCCATTAAAAAAAATTTTTAATAACCTTTATATGTACATCATGTGTATATTAAAGTGTTTTGTGTTTGGATACGAAAACCCAAAACTGGTGAAGAAAATGCAGTATTACAAAGCTATCCCATGGACGGACATTGTAACAAAAGAGCCAGACATTGAAGCCTATGGCGTCATCGGGCACGTTCATCCGCAAAAAGGAGAGTACATGTGGAACTATGCAGTCAAAAGCTTGGTTTCGAAGCAAATTATGTTCTGTTGCTCGCGGCATATCGACGCGTTGGAATTGGCGCAACATTATGAAGACCTCTACCAAAGGGGATTGAAAAGAAGAGAGGGAAAAACATGACATTGGATGAGATACAGCGTAATCTTGAACGCCTCAAGAAAGCAGGCAAAGAATTGGTTGGTGAAGAGTTGAAGCCTCTGCCACCAACAAAGAAGCCGAAGAATGTTCCTGCTCCAGGCAAAACATGGACCGCTTGGGTTCGAGAGCACAATAGTCCTATGGAGCGATAAAACGATGTGGAATAGAGCTATTCGCAATTGGATGCATCGGGAACAATGTGAGGACATGGAAAGCCAGTACGAACGAGAGCTCTATGTACGTTGTGTTCTACTGGCTGATTGGAAAAAAAGTTGGGGTTTCGGTCGGACGCAAAACAGGACATGTAACAGTGGCAGCTGAAGACTATAGTCAATTTCCAGAGAGTGTACATCGATTACTTTCAGTGGAATCTTTGAAGGAACGGAGACTTTGCGCCTGGTCTGTCCAAGCTGTTTTAGTCAGTAAGACAATCACTATTAAAAAGCGAAATGGCAAACGAAAGACTTTTGCATTGCACTTAGAAAAATCAGCCGAAGTCAACTTCTCAGAGGGCAAAATAATCGTTTATCGAGGTCGCTTCATAAAACTCTTGAACGCACCCAAGCCACTAAGGGATCAATTAATCGTTGAATTGCCGACGTTAAACGCTTTCCGCACCACTGAAGTTGCTACGGTGCAAAAAGAACATATCGACTTGGAACATGGTGACATCGAAGTTTTCGACAGCAAGAAACACAAATTTTTCACCGTGCCATTACATCCAACAGTAGCAATTCATCTTGATGAATTCATCGTGCAACAAGGCATTAAGTCAGGTTTGCTGTTTCGACCTGGGTCCAAAGCTGGACGCCGATCAGAAGGACCCTTGACTGATGTAGCCATCGACTACATCTGGAAGAAATGTTGCGCTCTCGCTCGCGTCCCCTATATGTCGCCTCGTTACGGCAGAGCCTACTTTGCAATCAACTGGCATATCGTCCAAGGTAAAAGCCTCATTGGCCTGATGGATATTCTCCGTCACATCAGCCTCTTAGCTACGCAACGTTACCTGAGTAAAATCCGTTGCTACGAGGACCTCAAAACAGAATTTTATCGAGGCGTGCGTTCTCCTTTCTCTCCTCTCTGTGCACGCTTTGAGGCTTGCCCTTTAGCAACGGATGGCTGCTACTGCCACTTTTACATGCCAAAAATAAAGGTTGAAGCATAAGGGAGGGATAAGTCAAATGCGGAAAATCAAATTAGTGCAATTGGCTATGGTTGGAACCATAGTTTTGGGATCAGCCATTTCGTGGGGCTGGCCAGGCATGATTTACTGAAGAGGCAGAAGGTGAGCCCATGTTAAAGAGTCTATTCTTTGCGATGCTTCTGGTGTCTTTCATTATTCCAGCGTCGTTTATGTACTTCGCGTTTCAAGTGGGAGCTAATGTATCTGGCTTCTTCGGCGGCATAGGCATTGTAGTCTTGTTCGTTACGTTTGAACTAATTGGAATTATTGCAGTGGGAGCTATCGCATGGATAGGCGACCGAGGCAAGGGAATTCCTTCAGATGCACCATTGGGAAGAACTCTCTCTTTCGAAGAAATAGAGGCTAAGGTGGATGAGTATATTCATCGTTACCCAAGGAAAAAAGTCAACTAAAAATGGAGGTTGAAACCAAGATATGACTGAAACAGAAGAAGAAGTGCATGTACATTTCATCGTGCCTAAGACGCTACTCGAAGAATTTGACCGAGTTGTGAAGGAGCTTGCTTTTCAGGATCGCACAGCTGCGTTGTTAGCTTTGATGCGCAAATTCGTGAAATATGGTAGCATCAACAAAGCCGCAAAGGAGGCTTAGTTTTGTCTTCGGTTTTCGATGAAATATTAGATACTCTCAAGGATGGCAAATGGCATAGTTTCCATGAAATTCTAACTGGTTGCAGACATTCAAATCAAAATCAACTCGAAGCAGTTCTCTCTCTCCTCGCTGAATCTGGGTTTCTGCACCGTAAAATGCGTTACCTGGGCAGCACACGGACAGCCAGAGCCAAACTTTCAGAGCCCATGTTACGGTTTCTCAATCGTCTAAATGAATTAAAAAGCGACAGCCTGGTTGAAGCTGAGAATGCCATCGTAAAATAAGAAGAGAGTTGAATAGCATGGCGTTGCCAGTGGCTTGCCAAGATTGCAGAAGAGAAGGAAAACAAATCGAGTTTTGCAATGTTAGAACCTATCGATTCGCTGCTTTAATGAAGAAGTGTCCTCGAGAGGTGGGATTTGAACCCGCGAAGCCAAGCATTCCTGTGGTGAAAGAGGAACATATACCTGAAGATGAAGCAGCCTATTTGCGCCCAACTTATGAAAAACTCGGCGCTTTATTGCCAGTGTTGCGAGCTCCTGATGGCGATGTTGTTGATGGAAAACATCGTTTGCAAGTGGATCCAGCTTGGTATCAGCAAGTCTTGATTGGTTTAGACGACCCGGTTAAGAAAGCTATGGCTCGATTGGTCATTAATGTTGTACGTCGCAATGTCTCAGCTCAAGAGAAAACAGAGATGCTCGGTGAAATCGCCAAATTAAGCGGATGGACTCCGCAGCAAATTGCTGACAGTCTCGGAATGAGCTATTCTTGGGTAATGAAGTATTTACTGGATGAATTCAAAGAACGCCCAGGGCAGGGTCCATCAGAATATCCTGTTACACGGCGTGTAACAGAACCCGGTCCATCGGAAGTGGTGCGGCCGCCGGGATTCGAACCCGAGATCCAAGAAGCTCGGAGAGCTGAGCAACCAGAAGTTACTTCGACTACACCGGGCACTTCGGATGTATCAACTACACAAGCCACTCAGAAAGCAATTGAACCTAAACCTGAGCCTTTAGATGTTGCTGATTTCACGTGTCCAGAGTGCCACCAAGATTTTCGTATAGTCCATATTAAACGCAATCTGCACCGTTTCGTCCCAGTTAAAAAGGAGCCAGCTTCTTGAGCATTCGCTATCTTTACCGGGTCCTTCCATCTTCCAAACGCATCTGTAGTTATTGGCGATGTGGCACACAGATACTTCGTAATATCGCTAAAACTGATGATGGGCGCCTCTGGCATTACGGCTGCCTACAATCAGCTAAAGATGACCGTTTCCACTGCTTAGACTGTGACTCCCATCAAGATAGTACAGAAATTAATGTTGCCGATTTCGGTGAAGGCCCCATTTTCACTTGTGGAAACTGTGGCAGCACACACGTGAAAATTCCAAGTGATTTTCGATACATCCCAAATAAAATCGGGAATCTATGAAGATGAAAAACATGACAGAAAAACCTAAAATTACTAAGTTAGTTGTTGGGCGTGGAAGTACAAGAAAAATCGCTGGCACCGAAAATTTTGACAAGGTTTACTATCAAATAGAATTTGAATTTGCTGAGAGACCGAGAGCAAATGAGTTTGAGCAAGCCAGAAAAGTGGGTTTTGAAACTATTACAGCATGGTTAAATGAAGCTATTGCAAAGCCAAGCTTAAGTGTTGAAGAAATCGACAAATTACCTTGGAAGCATTATCAGACGAAGGATATTGTGGGACCCGGTCACATTGGTTGGATTCTGTGGGATCGAGACGGCGGCGCTGACCTTGCCAAAGCCATAGAGCAAGAGCCTGAAAAGAAACTCAAGTTGGATCCATATGAATTCAGCTTCTCAGGAAAGGAACGGCAGTTTATCTCTCGGAAAGTTATTGAACCAACCGAACCAGCTTCGGAGGCTCCTTCTTAGTTGCCAATGGTTGTTCGTTGTCGTGGCTGTGGCAGTGTTCTGCTACATGCTGAAGAATTGCCTGCTGCAGAATGGTACCTCAATGTTTATGCACATTTTAATGGGCACTGTCAAGATTGTAAACGCAAGTTGCCATCTCCAATGGCTTTCAAAGAAGCCATTAATGTTGAAGTTAAGCCAAACTCAGCGACATTGAACAAGTCTGCGTTAGTCTCTGCTTTTCACCACGACTATCACAATGAGGTGGCTGAGACGTGAGTGACCGGCGGCAATCATCACCTGCCCCAGCTGACCCTGGGCGTAAACAGGCAGCCCAGGCAGCCACCACCCCAAAAATACGAGATTGGCCAATCTGCGCCCTTTGTGGTCAGTCAATATGGCCGTCATATCAATATCAGGAGTTACACGCGTTCTGCAGAGATTTACTGTCCTTTCTGCCTAAGGGCGCCAAAATCAAAATAACGTTTCCCAAGGAGGCGCCCCAATGCTGAAGACTAAGGTTCGGGTTATGGGAGAGCCTGGGCTGTGTGAGAAGGTTGCTGCCGTTGTCCAGGAGCATTTTGTGATTGAGGGGCGACCTGAAAAACACGAAGGCCTTGTTGGACCTAAAGCTGATCGTGCGGATGCGCTTGGAATCACCGTTTACATTACGGTGCGAGAGCCTGTTGAGCCTGAATCTGGCTACTCTGTGACCTGTCCCTTATGTGGCAAAGTCTATCAGGATTGGAATGGGTTGCAAACGAAGGAGCAGGTTGAGAACAGTTTCAGGGCGCATTTGAGTGGGAAACACTGCGTCAGAGGCGATGTTTTCAAAAAAGCCTACGAAAGCGCGAAAAGAAAGGAGACAATTGTATCATGCAGCATGTGATTTCTCAACCGCCAAAGAGTCGCTGGGCATGTCCAAAATGTAAATGCCTAACCGTACATATGAAGACCGTTAACGGGTTTGTTTGTGTCGAATGTGGTTCACCGCTGGCGCCCACTGAATCAGAAAAACGAGCCTACTATCAACGACCTGACGTCAAGGAGAAGCAACGAGCCTACCGTCAACGACCTGACGTGAAAGAGAAGCAACGAGCCTACTATCAACGACCTGACGTCAAGGAGAAGAAACGAGCCTACCGTCAACGACCTGACGTGAAAGAGAAGAAACGAGCCTACCGTCAACGACCTGACGTGAAAGAGAAGAAACGAGCCTACATGAGGCAGTGGGCAGAACGACGCCGTGAAAAACTCCGCAAAATGAAGGAAGATTTAGTTATGGAGGTTTCTGCACCCTGAGTGAGGAGATTTTGTTAGGCTTCGAAGTGCCAGGCGGCGAACCCGTCTTTCTTTCAGTTCATCACCTCGCCATCTTCGGTATGACGCAGCTATCTGGCAAGACAACCGCGCTCGAGGCTCTGATCAGTCGTTCAGGCTTGAAAGCAATAGCCTTCAAAACTAAGCGTGGAGAGGCTGGTTTTACCAAGTATAACCTGGTTACACCATATTATAAGCCGAGGGCGGATTGGCAATTCGTTGAAGGCTTAGTAAATGTTGCTCTCGGTGAAAAAGTCAAGTATGAACCTGGCATGCGCTACGCCATCATGAAAGTTTGTAGGGGTCGGAAGGACCTCCGAGAGATACGCCAAGCAGCTGTCGACATGGCGAAAGAGTCCAGACGAGAGTTTATGAAAAGCGTGTATGAGAAGCTTGCGGCGTATCTTGACATTGTAGTTCCTGAACTTGAGAAATGGCCTTTTTCTGAAAAGCTCGAGTTACAAGAAGGCGTTAACGTTATGGATCTGGCAAGCATGCGCCTCGAGACTCAGCACCTGGTCATCGCCAGCACGATTGAATACGCCTTCAGTTTTCTCGACCACATAGTTGTAATTATTCCTGAGGCGTGGGAAACGATCCCACAAGGCAAGATGACGCCTGTCAAGTGGGTTGCTCAACAGTTTATTCGGAAAGGCGCCGCCATAGGCAACTACCTCTGGTTGGATAGCCAGGACATCGGCGGAATCGACAAGACGCCACTTCGGCAATGCGATAACTGGTTAATGGGGCGCATGAAAGAAGCTCACGAAGTTGAGAGGATCCTCAAGCAGTTGCTTGGGATGAAGGTTCCTGCTGAGGAGATTCAGACCTTGCCTCTCGGTACTTTTTACGCGGCCATCGGGAACGAAGTGAAGAAAACGTATGTTTTGCCTGCTGGTGTGCCTGAGGATGTGGGGCGTAAGGTTGCCCGTGGTGAGTTGGCGCCGGAGTATGTGCGAGATAATTTTCTTAAGAGGTCACGAGTATTGGAGGAACAAGACGAAATGGTTTACAAAGAAAAATATGAACAACTACAGCAAGACTTTAAGAAACGGGTCGAAGAAGAGCGGCAAAAGGCTTTCGGAGAAGCTATGGCTAAAATTGAGGAAATCAAGAAGCAATGGAACATCGATGAATATCAGCAGACTATAGCGAAACTGAAAGACGATAAAAACGTCTTAGAGAAAGGGAAAGCTGAGTTGCTTGAGGAACTGAGTATTTACGAGGGGCTTGACCATTTTTTTGAGCGGTTAATTCAACGTCATATGCCTACGAGTATACCTACGAGTATACCTACTAATCAGCCTACGGAGGCGTCTCCCGTTGTTGGGTTGCAGAGTGTTACGACTGTTGTTAATGTGCCTTCTGCGGTGAAGCGTGTAACCATTCCAACTGACACGGTTAAGGGTAAGGTTTTCGCTTTAGCTAAGCCGGGCTTTTTTGACGCTTGGAAGACTGCCAAGGAAGTTCATAAGAGGCTCATTGACGATGCCAACTACTGCACGTATGCTGCTGTGAACGAAGCCCTTAACCAGTTGGTTAAGGATGGTTTGTTCGGCATGAAGCATACGGATCGGAATCGTTTCAAACTGGCGCCAAACGTGACTTTCGCTGAGAAAGAGGTTGAAGCCAAATGAGCGAAGTTGAACAAGAAAAATTTGACCAATTCTACGGCGATGCCGAACTTGAGCCAGAGGAAGATTGGGAAAGCGATGATCCTTGTGACAATTGTGGTCCTTGGTACGACGAATGGGGAGGGGATGGTCTTTGCATGGTCGTTATTCGAAACCAGAGCCGTCAAAGAGCCGATTACAACCGCCGGCACACTGGCGAAAGAAACTGTCCGGTTTGTAAAAAGAAGCTTAGGCGTTATGACGTTCTTGGTGTCGACGAACTCTGGACATGGGCACCCGATTACTACGACCCCATTATAGCTATTGAAGTCCTCGGTCCATTGTGGCTCAACAAAGGCGAAGTGCACCATAAAGGAAACTTGTTTCACGTTTGGATCGAATGGGGCACGGGAAGGGAAGAGCGATTGATACGTCTGATTCCCAACGATCAACTGATTCAGGAGTTTCCAAAAGATGGGTTGTAGATATTGCACTTCGGGTCTTGGTGAAGCGTGCCAAGGTCCTCTCGGCATGGACGACATAGAAGTAGGTTGTGATTGTGATTGCCATCGCTGCCCAGATTGTGGATCAGCCTACTGTGAGAAAATGGGTGGACCTGATCCGTGCGAGAGTGAAGAGGAAGACTACGAATATCCGTAGGTGATTTTTTGGCAAGATTTCACTGCAGAAGTCTTTGTGCCCGTTGTGAATGGGGAACAGGCAAACAGAACTATTGCCAACATCATTCGAGAACCAGAAAAGCACGGTCGAGGGTTCTAAGATGGCATAGCTGCAAATTATTTAAGGAGAAATGATTTTTTGGTTATCGCCAAACCTGAGAAGCCCAAAACTCTTCACGAGGAATTTGGAGAGATCACAGAGCAGATCAAGCGCCTTGAGACGATGCAAATTGAAAATTACGCCCAGATTAGGAAGCTACAACGAAATAATAAAGCGCTGAAAGAGACCATCGAGCAACTGAAGACTAAGCGGCGCCACTTCGCTTTTCTAAGTATCCACATTCCAGAGAAGTGAGTTTTTTTGGCTGTTGACATGGGCAGGTTGGCTGCTATATCTTCTACTACTACTGTTCGTGTCACAGCCTTGGAACGAATCCGTGGCTTCACAGTCAAGTTACTCGTCTATCTGAAGCGTGGCGAGAAACGGTGCATAGACATAGCTGTCACCACGGGAAAGACAAGGCACTATGTACATGAGTACCTTGAAAGAATGCAGCTCTATGGCTTAGCGAGGAAAAATAACGCTTTCTGGCGCTTAACAGACCTTGGAGACTTCATGGCTGACTACTTCATTGACTTCCTGAAGGAATTAAAGAAAGAAATAAAGAAAGAAAGAAATAAAGAAATAAATAAAGAAAGAAAGAAAGAAAGTAAACAGATAGACAATAGACAGACAACAGATAATCAACAGTTAGACAACACTTCTCCAAAACCCGAACCTAAACCTCAACGCCAGACCTTGCTCAGTCTCTGGCTGCTAAAAAGTCCATTGCCAGACAAGGAAAAAGAAGTAGTAGAAATGCTAACCAATCACTACGAGGAAACCGGCTCCAAGTTCCTCTACTTCAAAACGCCCTACGAACTGGCGGAGCGGCTGCGAGTCAACCCAGAACAAGTAAACGAAATCATGATGCACCTCAGCCAAGACCGTATAGCCTACCTGTGGAAGGACCCGAAACACAACGCCTGGAAAGTCGGGTTGTATAAGGCCTTCGTGGAAGTCATAGCCAAACAGGAGCCCTGACATTCCCGTGGTGACGATTGAGAAATGTTTCCGTTGCGGTCAACCCTGCAACCCAGTTATGTTTGTGTACAGCGCCAGAAAACGGAAGAATCTTCCTCTCTGCGGGAAGTGCGCAAACGCCTGGAATGAAGGAGGCAGCATGCCAGAATGAGAGTTAAAAATGTTCCCAAACATCGATACTACGTAGATTGGCACTATGGACTTTTCATGGACTTTTCAGACTATGCTGTTTCAATAGTAGGTAATGTAGAGCAAATATGCTCATTTTTTCATGATGGGAATGTGTGAAAATCAATGGTTGGAACAATCGAGCATGATAGAACAGCTTGAACCGTCTCAATCATTGGTATCTAAGCCAAAAAAACGCAGTAAAGCCGACAAAAGAGGAAGAATAAGATATACTCTGGACCTGATGCATGAGATCATTGACCGATTAGACATCATCGAGGCAACTCTCAACCTTATAGTGGACGGTATGCAAACGGCAGAGTACGCACGCTGGAACCAGCCTTATATTGAAAAAGTCTGCGCCGGAGATGAAATCGACAAAATTATCCTGGAGAAACTCTGGGAAGCTGGACACCGCGGACTCTTGCCCAAAGACCTCATAAAATTGGTGAACGACCCACGTTTATGGGACCGTAAACAGGTTCTCCGCCGCATTAACCGCATGAACAGAAAACTCTACAAAAGAACCAAAAAGACCGTAGCTGAAAAAACAGGGCACGAATGGACACTAACTGAATTTGGGTATCAAGCGTTCAAACTAACAAAAGAGGAGTTATTTTCTCAGACTGGCGAAAAAAATGTTTAAATATTGACGATTGTCGCAATTGTCCGCTTTGTCACATTTGTAATAGCTTATTTTTTATATAGTGGAGATGATTTGCGTAGAGCCCTTAGTCTATAGGAATATTCCTCGGGTCTCTCCGGGTGCCAAAACAAGCCTTCCTCCCTTAAGTATATTCTGTGTCCAAGCCCACAATCACAGCAAACGTTGATTTCTCCCCAATACTCGAGTTGTTTGCGAGGCGACAGAAAGGTTCTATGCTTCAGAATGCGATTAGGAAAACAGATTTTTTCACGTAGCCAGCCGAGAATCATAATTAACAAAGTGAGAATCTCGTAGGTAGTTAATCGAATTCGATACAAGGAAAGTACCAGTCTAAACTGTGGCCTTCAATTACTTTGGGGGTCCTGGTCCAGTTGCGGCTCTCGCTGCCTCAATCTTTACCTTCAGGTTGAATATGAATTTCCAAGTTTTATCCACTAAGTAGATCAGTGTGACTCCCGGTGCAGTGTTAACTACAAGATTAGCGATTGAGCCGAGTAATCCGCCAAATTGAGTCTCGACGTTGACGGGGGAGATTTTAAAGGCTATAGCAACGAATCCCGTGAACACTGTGATGAGGAAGCTCCTTCCAAACTTCACTGGATCAAATGGATCTTTGTTTGCGAGTAAACCAGCGATTGCGTAGACCAGCCAGCCCGCGAAAACCCACCCGAAAGTGACTTCTGGAGCTGGTCCAACTGGCTCAGTTGGGGTGGATGCGAGTTCTTGAGCTACCACGGGGATTATGGGTATGCTCATAGTAACCATGACAAGTAGTGTGAAGGCGAATAGCCAGATTTTTTTCGTCATTTTGTTCCATTCACCTCCTTACTTACTTTTCAAATTTTCATACTACGTAGCTACGTAGTTGTTCCCGCTGTGAGGGAACGGGCGCTCTCTGAAAGAGAGAAAGGAGAATTGTTCCATTCGCTGCGGTGACAAATCTACACACCTGCCCTCACAGCTTTAGGACCTTGTCTCGGTTGAAACTGAGCGAGCATGATCAGGAATGGACAGAACCGTTTTAGGACCGGTTTATTCTTTGGATCAGGAACGCTAACTATCAATGGTTGCTTATTGCATTCTTCGACGATTGGACAATGCTTACACTTTGGCAATAGTTTCTATCCCATCTTAAACGGGATTTCCACCCTTCGAGCTTCCTGAATTTTCGTTGGCGCTTGAGTCTCCACATGCTTTCGCAAAACTTTCCCAACATATGCATTGAGGCTTCGATCCTCATTCTCCGCGAGTTTCTTCAATGATTCCACGAGACTCTCTGGAAGATAGAGATTCATTCGGCTTGTTTTCAAAGGAATTCACATAATATTCAATAAGTCAATTTTTAAACATTGTTAAACAAATCGTTTAACAAGACTATTTTGAAAGAATCTTCTTGATATTCCTTTGAATTATTAAATGCAACTCGAAACCGCAATCAAAAAGACCAAGCCTCGCCACGCTAAAGACTCAATCAAAAAGCCAAGGCGAACCGCGAAAGATGTTGCAACGGAGCCTCTCGGTATCCGTGGTGCAGGTGCCACCAGCCAAGCTGATTTTGGCGAAACCATCAGTAACGCCGACCTAATTTTTGCAGTTAAGCGTGAGCCAGTGGCAAATCGCGTAGTGTTTACCGTGGCTCATGACATTTTTGATAATTGGTTTGAGGTTTTAGAAATCGCTGAAAAGCCCAATCCTGACTTCAATAGGGAAGTGCAAAAGGTTCTATCAGCGCTAAATGCCAAATCTATTTTTACTCAGGCAGCATCTTTTGAACGATTGTTCGGTTGGAGCATAATTGTGGTTGGTTTTGTCGACCATGGAGAAAGTCTCCAAGCTGAAGTTAAGCAAGCCCAAGAAATCCGTGATCTGGAAGTTTATAGCCCGCTTGAAGTTGATGTTCAAAATAGTGATGAAGACAAGGATCCGAAAAGCCCTCGGTTTGGCCTTCCCATATTCTACACTGTCAATCGAGGCTTAGGTGCACAACAAGAAAAGATACATTTCAGCCGCGTTATTCATGTCGCAACTCGTCTCTTAGACCACGCCTACAAGGGACAGAGCATTCTTGAAGCTATCTATGACGATTTAACCGTTTGGCGGAACATTCGCTGGGGCATAGGCCAAACTATGTTCCGATACGGCGGCGGCGTACTTGACATCGAATATCAAGGGGCCTCACCAAAACAAATCGACGAATTCATCGCCAGCAAACAATTCGAAACCGTTAACTCACGCACGTACTTCGTGCACTCAGAAAAACAGAAGGCACAGTTCCTCGGCACATCTGGTCGCGCTCTGGACCCTGATCCCTACTGCAAAAACACTTTAGAAAGTCTCAGCACAGGCACAAACATTCCAACAGCAATACTACGGGGAGCCCAAGCTGGCGCCCTAACCGGGTCAGAAGTCAACGAACGCGAATACTTCAAAATCATCAGCGATGCTCAAAGCCTCTACGAACCAGCTATTTGGCAGCTCATCGACCTCTTAATGGCAACAGGGCAAATCCCAGAAGTCGAAGATTACGAAATCAAATGGCTTGGCGGCTTTGAAATCAATGAGCTTGATAAAGCGGTAGCGGACCTTAACCGCGCTCGAGCTGAGGACCTACGTAGTAAATTTTTGACAGTTAATGAATTGCGAGCTCGAATGACTCCACCTTTGGATCCACTACCAGGTCCAGAAGGTGAGCTAATTCCAGGTTTGTTGAAACCTCAGGCGCCTGGTTTTCCATCTCCGTCAGAATCATCAAAACACAACGGTGAAGAAGATGAGGAAAATAGGGATAGCACAAGCTGAAATTGATGCCACAAAGATCATCGAGGATACAGATGACTTTCTGGTTGTTCCGGCAATCATCGCCAGAGAAGGAGTCTTCAAACATTATGAAGGCATGGAATATTATCCTGCGGATGAACTGAAGAAAGCAACATGGACCGCAGATGGCGCGTGGATCGTTGCAGAGCGACATCCTGACACTTTAGTGGTAATGAACCCAGAAGAAATTAAGGGTCGCGTGGAGAAACCGTTCTTCTGCGACAAAATCAACGGAATCATGGCTAATTTACGCTTCGACAAAAAACGCAACGACCCAACCTTTCTTGCCGACATCAAAACTGGCAACCGAAAAGACGTGAGTTGGGGCTACTTTTACGACGAGGATCCAACGCCAGGAGAATGGGATGGCCAACACTATGACCACGCCCGTCGCAACTTCCTGGTCGACCACGTGGCTGCAGGCGTGCCCGTCGGGCGGTGCACATCACCTTACTGCGGTATAGCGCTAGATGAATTAATCCGCAAACCTGCTGGGGACCCGTGGGAAGAAACAGAAGAATATATCCGCAGTGGACATCGAGACGCAAGCGACACATGCCGCACGGACACATTGAGCGAAGAGCAAGGCATCAAGGCAGTTATCTGCAAATATGGCGACAAATGGGAGATCCAAAGCTATCTTTTTGCGAAGGATAAAGGCTGGACTAAAGAGAAAGCGCAAGCCTGGTTTAACGAGCATAAAGACGCTGATTCCTTGGAAGTTTCTAAGGGTCCTCAGGAAGTTTCTCAGCCTAAAGTGGAAGTCGACCAGGTTGAGCGTTGCGAGCGGTTGCTCGCTTTTCACAGTCACTTTGTGGCAGAATTGCATCGAAATGATGGTGCTCGACGAACAGTGCAGGATAACGTCGTAAAATAAACCTGTCAAACTTCAAAAAGAGGAAAAATCAAATTGAGTGCAGATCCAAAAGGTGGGTCTGATCCGAAACCGCCAGAGACAAAACCGCCGGAGAATCCAACTGCTCAAATAAGCGCTGATCAACTGGCTGGCGAATTAGCAGCAATGACAATTGAACGCGACGGATTACTCGAAAAAGTCAGTAAATTGGAAAAGGCATTGAAAGAAGCAAATGACGTTCTCGAGGCCCAAGCCAAAGAAAAACTTATCAAGGATATTTTACCGAGAAGCAAGTTTACGCCAGACGACCTGAGCGCCAAACCTCTCGAGGAACTGCAGAACATTCGCGCAACCTTAGACCAAGCGATCACACCGACTTACAAGAACATTCACTTTCCGCCAGTTGCAGGCGACCAAAATACTGACCGTGACACTGTCGGCGATTTGAGCATTCCCACTGCTGAAAAGCGAAAAACTGGGAGGTCCTAAAATTGCCACAGGGCATTGTTAAGCCATCAAATCAAATTGTGGCCGCTGGGAACCCGCTGAAAGTTGAAATGGAAATCGGTGCTAATGCCACAGCAGCCAAAATGTTGCCTGGCATACTCGTGATTTTTGACACCACAGACTTCACTGTCAAGGAAGCTGGAGCCAAAGCTGACAACGTTGTAGGCATCTTAGATGTTGACCCTGAAGATCTCGAGGCTACCGCTTACGCTGTCGGCGAAGAAGCTATGGTGATCATGGGTGAATGCATCGCCAAACTCATACTACTTGCCAGTGAAAACGTGACCCGTGGTGACCCGCTTGTAGCTGCAGCTGATGGCAAAGTCGCCAAGCAAGCCGTTGGCGCTATGGGCGGACAAGGAACTGTCATTGGCCACGCGTTAGAATCAAGCAACGTCACAGTAGACGCTGAAATTCTGGTGCATTTCCACAAGACCGCTGAACCCGCTGCCGCAAGCTAAGAGGGATAACCTTGAAGACCTTAAGAAGAGTTGGAATTGAAACAGGACAACTAACAGATGAGGAGCTCAGATATGTTGATGCCCGTGTTGTCGAAACTGTTACACCACTGTTAGTTGGAAGAAAACTCTTTCCATTCTTTAGACTTCCACATGCTGGACTGAGGACCGTTCGCGGATGGAAAGAAACCCCCATGGGACCAGCCACAATCGACATGGATGGCGAAACTGATGCCTTCGACCGCATTGAACTCACGGCTTTCAACATCAACGTTCCAGTAATCAGCAAGGGCTTTTACCTTAACTGGCGTGACATCATTGCAGCTCGAGAAGGCGGTATCCCAATCGATACTCGTAGCGTGGAAAATGCAGCCCGCCAAGTGACTGAAGAGGAAGACAAACTGCTCCTAAGTGGCGAATATACGGGCTGGAGAGCGCTTGGCATTGAAGGTTTAGCAACAGCGACAAGCCGTAACACTCAGGCGAGTGGAGGTGCATGGGCAGCCAACTGTATCGCCGATATCAACGCCGCCATCGGTAAGCTCGAAGCTGCAGGACATTTGGGACCTTACGCCCTGATTCTTCGAAGCACATGGTACCGTAAATTACCGACCATGATTAGCAACACCGGCATTTTCTACCTTGAGAAAGTGCTGGAACTTGTGAAAGCAGGCATCTTGGTTAGCGACTCATTGTACTCGAGCGGAGGAGCGACAACAAGCGCATTGATTGTGGAGCCTTCTGCAGACAATTTTGACATGGTAGTTGGCCAAGATATTGCGACTTTCATGTGGCAGGACAAAAACATGAACCTCTTTGGCAAGGTTTACGAGGTCATGGCGCCCCGGATCAAACGACCCGCCGCAATCTGTGAGATCACTGGATTAACTTAAGGGGCGCCAAGTTAGTCCGGACACATTCATCCCCATTTTTGTAACCCTTTCATAAACTATGTGGAGGTAAAAAATGAAATTCAAAATCTTGCCGAAGGTCGCAAGCTTCACTGACGCTGAAGGCGTTGAGCATAAGCCAGGGGAGATTGTGGAACTCCCACTGTCTTACTTGGGTGAGACTTGGCTTGAGCCAGTTGAAAAGCCGAAGAAGGCTGAAGTTCCGGCTGCCAAAGTTGAGCCTGCGCCTGCGGAAGAGAAATCTGCGAGCCCTTTAGAGACCAAATCGAAAGGAAAAAAGTCAAAGTCTTAATCGGTATTCCAAACCTGCGGGAGAATGATCGTTTCGCGTCTTACCGAGAGGATGTACTCCGCCATATTACGACAGCGATCGGCGACGTATCTCATGAAGTTTTTGTTACTCCGCCAACACATACCGAAAGTTGGCCAGGCGTAGTCGACCGCTGCAATCTTATAGTTGACAAGTTTCTGTCCGGGTCCTGGACATATCTCTGGCTGGTCCAAGCTGATGTGCAAGTTCCCAAGGATTCATTTCAAAAATTGTTAAGCCTTGATGTCGATGTGGCGCAAGGTATTGTCTCAGGGCATGATGATAATAACCGTCTTGTCGCTGGCTACATGGATGAAAACATGAAAGTGTGGTATCTGCCACGTAAAGCGATTGAAGGCATGATCCTCTCGGGTTGGGTCTTCGCTGGTCTCAGCTGCACATTAATCAAAAGGCGGGTCTTGGAGGCTAAAGTCCGATTCCGATTGGTGCCAGGCGTAGGTGAAGATGTTTTGTTTTTGTATGACGTGCAGAGTAAAGGCTTTGTTGCACGTGTGCATGGCGGTGTATACTGCGGTCATTTGCCTGAGTGGCCGCTTACTACAGGAATGCCTAAACATTCCCGTGGTGAATTTAGAGTTTTGGATGTAGGCTGTGGTCATCAGCCAAAAGGCGATGTGAATATTGATTTATTCCTGGGTCCTACCGCGCATCGTTCAGCTGATCAACGCATTTGCGACGACGTCGCCCTGGATATACGTAGTATCTCAAATTTAGTTAGAGCGGATGGTTGCCATCTGCCTTTCAAGAATGGGGCCTTTAAGAAAGCTTGTTGTGCACATTTGATTGAGCATATTCAAGAACCTGAGCAATTACTCGCGGAGATGAGCCGCGTTGCAGAAAGTATTGAGGTCCGATGTCCTCATCAGGATTGTCCAGGTGCTTTCAATGAGACTAAACTATTGCACCTTCGTAGTTTTCATCCTTCGTGGTTTCAAGTTAACCTTTCAAAGTTGGGATTAAAAGTTGATGTCCACACGGAGTTTTCTCAGGGTCTGCCTTTCGAGATAGTTGCGCAAGGATGGAAGTTCAATGGTTAAAGTTAAATTGCAAGGAACCATCTCTTCAGAACTTCTGCAAAAATTGAAGGACATATTCGAAAAAGAAAATGACAAAGCAAGATGCGATGAGAGACCAGAATTGAATTGGAGTCAATTTATTGAGATGGTTCTGAAAAAAGGCTTAAAACAGTTCGAAAATAAGAGATAGTGTATAATTTTTGAGATAATGTATCATTAAGCTTAGTTTAGGGTTCTTGCTCATTTTTAATTCGTTGGAGACACTATGGTTGCCACCGTTAAAGTGAATGAAATTAATGGTGCCGCCGGAAGCAAAGTCTATACACCTGTGGGTGCGGGTGAAACAGTCACTTATGCTCGATATTGTACAGCAGATCAAGTAAGCCCCGCGCTCAACTATCCCTTGCCGATTCCAACGAGCGGATTTAGATACAGCTATTGGAAAAGCCACTGTTTAGACTTAAGCGGAACTTTCACTAAAATCAACAATATCCGATGGTACACCGATGGCGCAATTGGATGGACGCTTGGAACTAACGGAGAAGTGCGCGTCGGACGTCGAGATTCAGGTGACAATGGTTGCCCAGACGCAAGTTATGAACAAGCCACAGGAACGCAAGGCACAACAGGCAACGATATGGAAAACGCCACAAACGGGCATGGATATTATAAGGGACAAACCAATCCCAGCGATCCTGCCCAGAACTTCACAAGTGGTTCTCCCTTAACAGTTGATACAAGCGACTACACGAGTGCGGGCAAAACCAAGCACGTTGTAACTCAAGTGAAAGTAGCGAGCGACGCAACACAGGGCGAGCAAGCCGACGAAACATTCACTTTCATGTATGACGAGATTTAGGATGCAATTCAATGCAACCAAAAAACCCGCATCAAAGCGGTCCACAACCTCTTTTTGACGATTTGGGCTACAATCCACTCGTCTACTATTGGATAGCATTTTACAAGGACAAGACGGTTCTACCTCAATTTGATTTTGAAACGGGAAAAGAGAACTTATTTTCTGATATAGTCCAGGCAAAGCTCGAATCCATCGGATGGTTTCCATTCACTCAAGAATTAGCAGATCAAATCGCGAAGACCGGATTGATAGTCTATGCTCGGCAACTTCCGATTTTTAAAACCAAAATTACGAATGGACAGCGCCTTATTTTATTCAGACGCAATACAGTTTCAGTCTCCCTAAAAACAGGCGAAATGAAAGGGCGAAAGACATTCTATCTTTTGGGCTGGCAGCAAACAGTCAACGGATCCAATATCAAAGCCATTTTGAAGATCGATGAAAACGGAAACGCCCTTTTAGGAGATGAATAAATGCCAGCAGATGTTGGAACCTCTACAAGTCAAAATGCAACCATTTATCCACATCAGGAAAAGGCGCTCTCCGGCGCCGGACGAGATTGGGTTTGGTATTACGATGGCCCTACTCCCTCAATTGGATTTAGTTCTCGCCCATACGGAGGCTCCTTTGGTGCATTCACGACATATTGGACTGGGTCCAGTCACGGAGCCAGATTTTCAATTTTCAAAGAAGGGAAGTTTCCGCCAGCAGTTGAAGATGCAGCCTACTATGGGTATACTGGACAATACAACACACCCACTGGAACATTCTTTACGCAGCGGCCTCAAGCAATCTATGATGACATAAGCAAAAAAACATTCATCGCCTACATGAGCAATAACGGATTTTCACCGCACATAACCTATTTTGACCACGTAACCAAACGATTCGGCACAGCTGTAGAAGTAGCCACAATTTCAACTACAGATGGACACGTAGGCCCGGCCTTACTTATGGACGTTCTGGGCTATCTCTATGTTTTCTACGGTGGGGCAAACCTTTCCTTACGTATGAAAAAATCCACAAATCCACGAGACATCAGTTCATGGGGATCAGAGAAAGTAATCAGCACTGAAACATACTTACAATATCCAATGCCTGTCTTAATCGCGGGCACTATCTATCTCTTCATCCGCCGTTACCAATCAAGCCCATATAAAGCTTGGGAAGCCTATTTTACAAGTACGGATGGCGGTAACACTTGGACAGGACCTACTGATTTAATTGATTTTGGTACGCCCAACAATATTTACGCAGTTGTCATAAAGGCCAAAAACGGATCAGTGCATATCGCTTGGACCTATTACAACAACACAGATCAATACTATCACAATGTCTATTATATGTATACCGACGATATGGTGACTTGGAAAAAACGAAACGGAACCACAATCACTCTTCCTGCTAATTCTTCAAACTCGGATTTGGTCTATTCCGATAGCAATGTCAAAGGTTTCGTCGTTGACATTCAAACCGACGAAAACAATGCGCCTTATATTTTGTTCCGTAAAGAAGGCACATACTACTTTTCAAAATACACAACTTCTTGGGTCACAAGCTCCATTACAACAAGCGGTGACGCTGGTGCATGGAACAATGGATTTCTCGATTGGGCTTGCCTTCGCGTCAAATCATCTACAGATTTCGATGTTTACTTAACTAAAGGCGGGCAAGCAACTAAAGATGGTGGAGAAATCGAACTTTGGGAAAGCAGCAACGGCACAAGTTGGTCTAAAAGTAAAGAAATCACGCAGAATTCACCCAATCAACACAATATGTTGAAAACCGTCGCAGACGGACTCGATGAACTTCCTATAATTTGGTCTTACGGTGATGCATCGCCAACAAAAGTAATGATTGATACGTTGGAAAGAGTATGCATCGTAAGATGTCAAGGGGCTTCAGTTAACATTTATTATAATCAGGGAATTCTCAAATCAGATGGCACAATAGCATGGGACAACGCTTCTGAGGTTCAAGCGACATCAGATGACGGTTATGACGTTAATCTTTGCAAAGATTCAGATGGTTATCCTTGGATAAGTTACTTCAAAAATTCTGCCCTTACCTTGATGGTGGTGAAAGCTACAAGCACGAAAGGCGCCACGTGGGGAACGCCAACTACTCTGTGGGCAAGTGATGGATCGGCAACCAGAGGCTTGAAAATTATTGCTCTAACCGCAAAAAAGTTACTTGCCATAGCAAACAAAACTGGAGCGATATCCAAGAGCCGACTCTTCAACGGGACTTCTTGGGAAGCAGAAGTCAATGCATCCTCTTCTTATCCCCAATCATATGTTTATGTAGACGCCGTAAATGAAGGCGACAACGTTCATCTGGTCTTCCTAAAACAAACAACCTATGCCATCATTTACATTAAATACACTTACGGCACCGGATGGAGTAGTGAAACAGTCGTTCAAGCCAGCACAACTGCTACTTCTGGACCCACATGCTCTCTGGATGAGGATAATGTCACACTTTACGTTTTTTGGGCTGGCTCACCAACGGTAAACCACATCTTCTATAAAAAATGCGTAAACGGAACTTGGGACTCAGCCGAAACCGACTGGATACCGGAAACTGCGTTGACAAGCAATGAAAAATTGACCAGCTTCTTTAAAGATCAATTCACTAAAAGAATTGGCTTAGTCTACATGACTGGTAGCGCATCTCCCTATACCATTCGCTTTGAGTTTCTTTCAATAAAAACTAAAGTCATCAGAACATACACCATCGACTTCTTTCTCCAAAAAACCTTTCAGAAACCTGCAATTTTTGATGCTGCAATACAAAAACAGAATATCACGAAACCATTCCTAAAAGATATCCTTCTTTCAACGAAATTTACAAAACCCTTATTAATAGACATAGAGATCCAAAAAGCCTTTACAAAGGCAATTCCAACTGACATAGCAATATTGAAAACGCTCTTGCCTACTTATCCCATCGACGTAATCCTTCAATCATCACAACCAACGACAAAGTCTTTCCTCTCTGATTTGTTATTGCAAAAGGGATTCTCAAGAGGCTTTCTAATCGATGTGAGGCTTGTACAATTCGTAACTTATTTCGCAGCGCACGCCATAGACTTAGATCTTCAGCAAAGAAACATAACAAAACCTGCCTTCTTTGACCTTCGAATCATTAAACTGGACATAACGAAGATTCATAACATCGACATAATTCTGGCTCAATTCAAGACAACAAATTTTGCCAGTGACTTCTTGATACAAAAGACTTCAATCCTCAAAACTATCGCCATCGATACAGCCATCAGCAAAGCTTTTTCAGCGGCTTTTCTTTCAGACATTGTCACTGTTCAGAGGTTAACTACCGAAATTTTGGCAGATATCCTCTTGACTAAAGCCTTCAAAACAATCTCATTCCTTCACGACCTTGCAATTCAAAAGACTGTCACCAAAACTATTCTAATTGATGTAAACATCGGCACGACCGCATATGCTGGCTTGATCAAAATGGACATGGAAGAACTCTTTCCAATCCAAATGCAAATAGAGGGACTTTAAAATGATAAAGAATCGGGGCGACAGTTATGGTCGAAAGTGCACGTTCACAGATGAAGATGGCGCACCATTGATTCCAGACAGCCAAGAAGTCACAATCTACGATCCCGGGGGAAATCTCAAAGCCACTTTAATTTATCCAACAGACATCACATTAGTCTCCGGAACAACATACAAATTTTATTATAATATCCCGGCAGATGCTACATTCGGAGATTGGAAGGGATATTGGAAGGCCATCAAAGGCACAAAACAAGAAACAGAAGCATTCATTTTCACAGTTGAAGCAAAACCTGGAGAATCCTAAAATGGCATCATACTGCACTGTAGCTGACGTAAAAGAAATCCTTCAATTGGATCCTGAAGATTCGACTATGGATTTAGAGATTGAACAATGTATCAAATCAGCTTCTACCCACGTATACAACCTTGCCACAAAGGAAGGCATAACAATCTCAGAATCAATCCCTCAATCGGTTACAGATGCAACCGCTCACTTCGCAGCCTGGATCCTTCGACGTCGAAGAGACCCATCAGGCGCAGAAGCCTTCAAAGCCGAAGCTGAAGAGATTTGGCAAAAATACGCTGACGCTGAAAGAGGAATTCCCTTCAAGGTGGGTCACGCCTAAAAATGGTTAAACCAGTTTTGCGCGTTGATGATACAAAACTTCAGTCTTGGTTAAGCCATGAGCCTGAACGTGAAGCAGAATCGCTGCGACTGTTCCAAGAAGAGGGTTCAATCTTGGTTATGGCGGAGATGCGACAACAAGTTCCGATCCGCACCGGATTCTTACGTGAGAGCATTACTACGAGGATCACGCCAGCTGGGTTCACGGTTGAACCAACAGCGCCCTATGCGCTTGCGGTTGAGAAAGGCACAGGTCCACACACTATTTTTCCAGTGCGAGCCAAAGTTTTGAGATTTGAAACAGAGGCTGGGGCTATTATCTTCGCGAGATATATGAAACACCCTGGCTTTCCAGGTCGATTCTTTGTCAAACGGACTGCGGAAGCGGTTCGAGAAAGATTGAGAGAGTTGGCAGAAAATATTCTGCGGAGGCTATATCATGCCTAATCCAAGAGCCATTAGAGATCAAATCATCTCCATTCTGACAGCCGCAGACCCCAAAAACGATGCAGAGGCAAGCATCAAAAAAATCTTTAAAGGGGAGCCTCCTCGAAGTCGTTGGCCTGGTTTTCCTTGGGGTTGGGTTGAATGGGTGGGCGGAATCATGGAGCCGCCTGTCGGCGCCAAAGCCCAAATCAGAGATATTTTCTATATTGTGATTGTCGACAGACACGTTGACGCTGAAAAAGCTGAGAACAGCATTATGGAATTTGCCAGTTCTGTTGAGGCAGCTCTCGATGACGACCCGTCTATAGGTGGGTTAGTTGCTGCTTCTTGGGTCATTAATCGTGAGAAACAGAAATTGTTTGAAAGCGACTATAGCATAGTCGCGGTTAGGCTCACTTTTGCTACAAGAAGGCGGGAGTGAGAAGGTGAAAAATTGGCGATAAAACGATATGTTGGATTGGGAAAGGAAACAACTTATGGAGTAGCCGTAGCAGCAACTCGTTATTTGGCGGCTTTAGCATCAATCAAACCCGATCAAAGTTGGATTATTCCACCTCCAATCGCGAGCAGAGGTTTCCGCAAACGAAATCTCGGACCCTACAGAGCTCGTGGCTCAATTGATTTTCCAGTTGAACCCGAAAACATCGGAGAACTACTTTTAGGCGTGCTCGGAAGTGTCTCATCCGCTCAACAAGGCGGAACAATAGCTTATTTGCACACGTTCACACCTGGTGATCTGCCACCGAGCTTTACACTGAGAATGGGAGTAGAACAAACCGAACGAGTACTTCCTGGCGGCTTAATTGATGGTTTGACCCTTCGATTTCCACACGATGATGACGTAAAAGCAAGAGCGGAAATCTGCAGCGGATTTGTCGAAACAAAAGCTTCTTTGGCTTCACCTACAATGTCGATATTGCAGGCCTTGAACTTTAATTATTCGGGTTCACTCTTCAAAATTGCGGCTTTGGATAAAAGAAGCATAATTTACGATGCTGAGGTGACTATTAAAAATAACGTTCCATTTTCCCGTGGTGATTTGTCAGGTCGGACATTTGCAACCAAGCGGTTTGGGCAACGCGAAGTCTATGGCAAGATCAGCGCATACTTTGATGACACAACTGAGTATGACAGGTTCATCGCCGGAAACGAATTTGCACTACAGATAACAGTCATGGGTCCTGTCATAGTTGGAGCTTATCAATACTACCTTCAAATTGACATGAACAAATGCATCTACTTGAAAGACACAAGCCCCGACGTCACAGCTGAGAATGAACCGCTTGTTATCGATGCACCATTCAAAGCGTTTATTGACCCTGCAACTGAACGAGAAATATTGGTTAAACTCCAAAATTCCATAACGAGCTATTAGGTGATTCTCTTGAAAACGAAAATCGGTGATACGGAATACACGGTAATGCCGATTCCACCATACCTGTCACCATATTCAACTCGGATTGGCGAGCTGCTGCAGAAGAGACCTCAAACCGTTCAAGAAGCTGAAGAAATGAGTAAAGAGATCAAAATCCTTATGGAAAAATTGCTCAAAGAAACGGTGAAGCCTGAGCCATCTATTGAGCATCAAACACAAATTTTCAAGGTACTCTGCAATCACACAAACGACATAATCCAACAAGCCCAATTTTTTCGCGCACATAAAGGATCCAGCATTACAAAAAGCAGCGCAGCTCGCTCTGATCCTGCATCAGAGACCAAGTGAACTCTTGAAACTGAGGGATTCAGAAATATGGCTGCTGGAAGTCGACTATCAACTTATCATGCAAACGTTAGAGAAAATGTCGACCGGAGAGGATGAAACCGCGGAGCAAAAAAGAGAAAAGGTGAGGCAATGGAAAAATGGCAAGTCCTGAGGTGACGATTCAAGCCAATCTTGAAGGAGTCGAACAAGTTACGGCAGGTTTTAATCAAATCGGCGAAGCCGCTGGAACCATGGGCTCCAAAGTTGGCGCCTCAACAAACACCATGGATATCAGTTATCGACGCTTATTGCTTACAACTGCAGGGATGATGACTAACATGCTTCAGCTCGGCGACATCATGGGTCGCATGGCCTCAGGTCAAATGGACTTGGGAAGAGGCGCAATAATGCTGGGTTTGAATCTTCTACAATTGGCCAGCCAAATTTGGCTTGTTGTAGGCGCCTTGAAAGCTCAAGCTATTGCTCACGCAATCGCCCACGGTTTATCAGGTCCAATTGGATGGGCGATTTTAGCTGGAGCTGCAGCTGCCATCGGAGGCGCATTAGTACTCACAGCTTCAATTCCCTCCCGACAAACAGGAGGACCCATCCCGCAAACAGGACCATATCTCCTGCATGCCGGTGAATACGTTTTACCGAGAGGGCCCTCAGCTTTAACAATCAACATTTATGGTGCTGGTTCACCACGGGAAACAGGTGACGCAGTGGTTGATGCGTTGCGCCGAGCAGGAGTGATATAGTCCTGAGTACACTTGCTCCTGTTAAATGTCGCGTGGAGATTCTGCGTGGGCCTCCCTACTTTTTTGATGATCACTTTTCAAAGGCTACTTGGGACACGTGGCAAGCCACAAAAGTCATTTATGGAGACCTTATCGATGTCACTATCGCGGCTGGCTACACTGCCGGAGCCATCACCCACCCTTTAGGCGCCACGATCAGCACTGATCCATATCGTTTTCTCGTCGTACGAGCAACTGCGTTTTATGGAACAAACTGGCGAATTGAAGTGCCTGTCCTCGGCGCAGGTTACACAATTTTCAAAATTTTCACAGACACAGGCTTAAAGATCATTGATTTGTACGCTGAAAACGGCGGTGCCCACTTTAATTACAATCAATTTTCAATTAGAGTAGATGGAGCCCAAGGTGATTTTGTCCAACTTGATTATGTAGCCACCTGCAATTATTTGAGCGTGCTTGTCCCAGTCGATGTCGGTGATGTCGTTGAAGAATTAACGATAACGCGCCCTTTATTGGCGCAAGGGGTTTCTGGCGCCCAACTCACACTCCAAAATTTTGGAGGCGCCCTCAACGGACAAATTAACAAACATGATATCATCTTGATTTGGTTGAGCCGCGTAGCCAGCGATCTCGGTAGCAATCCAGCCTGCAAGGTCTTCGGCGGAAGAATAGTTAATCCCACAAATCAGGGTCGTGGACAGGGCGCCTTTTTCCTCAAATTGGACTGTCATGGACACGCTTACGAATTGAACAATCCGCCTGGTTTGCTTCAAAAATTGTATCCTTCTCCTGGAACTAATGGAAGAACGATAATAGAGGATGCTCTTGGGCTATGTTACTACGTAGCTAAGCATCCAGTCGCCTCAAAATGGTTTGATAACACCGGCGCAGAGGGATCAACAGACGATCGCATAAACTCTACACACGAAGTGGAATATGATGAAGTTAAGCCCAAGACTGTTATTGATGAAATCGCTGAAAAAGCCAGTAATCCCGCGGGTATAAAAGGCTTCGACATCTATGAAACGCCCAGCGGCGTACTTGTCGGACATCTCAAAAACAGTTTAGATTTTGTCAGTCCAATCAGCAGCATTACGCCAGAAAATTATAGCAAAAGCGAGGATGTGCATCGAATAAAAAACAAAATCAAAGTCTACGGAGCCAGAGAACGTACAAATCCGAGCGATAAAGATTCTTGGACCGAATCGCTGACCAACTGGACAAGTGATGGTACATTGTCTCTTAATGCCGATAGAAAATTGGGTTCATGTAGCGTTCAAGCGACTAAAATTGGGGCATCAGTAATGTATATGCAATTGACATTCTCACAAATTTCGGCTCTTTTCCGCGCGGGATATCGAAATATCAATTATTGGCTCAAATTCATTCATAGTAGCGGGGTGAAACCCTCCAGCTTAATGATTTATCTCTTCTGTCCTAACTACAATAATTCTCGTAGAACCTATCAATATGATTTCCCTGATGACAGTGTCTGGGGACAAACTGAAGGAAAAAAAATTGGTCCTACTCAGAATCACGAATGGGAAGTCGTGATGAGTGGTAACCCTAATTGGGCAAATATTCAAGGCGTCAGATTCGATGTAACTTTTCCTTCATCAGGTGATATCACAATGCGATGTGACGCTTTATTTTTTGGCGAGAGACCATTTGAAGGCTCTGCAGAAGACGCGACAAGCCAAAACAATTATGGAATTCGCGTTCCAGAGCCAGAAGTAGATGAGGCGTTAAAAAGTGATGCTGACTGTTTGGCAAAGGCTCAATCAATTCGAGATTTTCTCAAAGACCCGGTCGTCTCATTGCAGAATGTTTTTGTTGATGGAGATTATCGCTACAATCCAGGTGACAGACAAAGACTTATTGTTTCAAATGACAATTTAGATAACTACTTCCGAATCCTTTCAATTAAACACCAAATAAGAGGCCCAACCTGGGATACAATTCTCACACTTTCTGAGGAACCCGAGTATATCGATTACGTGATCAGAAAATTGAGGGAAACCGACAAATTACTCGAGAGGATTTTTTAATGTTCAATAATTATGTAGCCCGCTTCTTGTCCAGCCCGAAACCAAAAAATAATACGATAAGTCTCAGATGGAAAAATCAAAGCAGGGGGGGTTTGCTCATTAATGGGAACGTTCAAGGATACGGATTTTTGAATCAATATTTTTCCGATTGCAGATTCTTCATTTGGATGACCAAAACAAGTATACGAATAAATTTCTGCATCAATTTTTCCATTGTTATAAAGAATTACCTGGAGACCATCTGGCGTAAACGCCAGATTTTTTATAGCAAAGGACAATTCAGGGGAGGAACTGACGATCTCGAACGTTTTTTGAGGTTTTGGCCACACAAAATAGATAGTCACCAAACTAACGGCAATGATAAGAACGCAAATTCCAGCAAGTTGGAAAAATTTTCGCATTGTCATACCCCACTATTACTTTCATGGGGGTCTCTCTCCTTTAAGTTTGTGGAATTTATCTATAGAACATTGTTCTATTGCTTTTGGCATCTACGTAGTATTTGGGGGTCCATGCCATAAGAAAACATTTTTTTAACGTTGTTCTTCTCTGTTTAGCCTCTCTACTGTTTGCGATTGCCGCTTGGCAACTTGACCTCTTAACTTCACCCTACGTTTGGGCAAACCGTCACTGGCGCGAAATCTTACCCTTCTGGTTCATGTGGTCCACAGACTTCTACATACTCTGCTACATCGCATTGTTCATTGCGCCGAGCCTAATCTTTCTGGCAGTCTGGTTTTGGGAGGACTCATAAAATGCCCAAGAAACAAAATTTGAAAGATCTCCTCAAACTCTTATATCCAGGCGACTTAGTCTGCTGTGAATGGTACGACGCCAGCGTGGGCAAAAGTGTCTCCGGAGGCGACCTTGACATTCCAGTCAAAAGTTGGGGCATCTTTCTTGGGGTCTTGGGCCAGAGAGTAAAACACATTGTGTTAGCTCAGAACAATTTTCACTACACCAACGGCATCTATGATGTTGATTATACGGCTATTCCTTTCACTTGGACCTTGAGCATCAAAGTTATCAATCAGAATGAAGTCGCAAAAGATGAAGCCCAATGCCTGATCCGCAGTTTCTTGAGCGGTCGATCTCGAACGATTAAGAGGAGAACAAATAATCATGAGCCGCACGATTAAGAAGGCCTTAACCAGAAAGGTGAAGGTAAAGGGACCCAGAAACCGAGAGGTTCAAGTTGAAGTCCCACCGAGCGAACGTTTAATGTTCACGTTCATATTCGCCATCGCCATGATACTCAGCCTCGTCATCCTCGAAATCGGACACTTATTTGTTCTCGGCGAGTGGAACGATGCTATATTCGCGGCGCTCACAGGCATTTCTGGAACAGTCATTGGCATCCTCATAGACAAAAAAACGTAGGGGGGGTATTCGCTATTGACGAAAATTTCTCGCAATAGCATGGTCCTAAACCGTGTGAGGAGAGTCAGACGAACAATTAAAATCGATACTCAGCGTATGCGTGGAAAAGCCCTTACTAACCTCGAGGAACTGTTTGATATGGCAAAGGCATTAGCCAAAGACAAAAAAGTTAAACTTCCTACACGACAAAAATGGGCGCAGATTGCGGCTTACATCGCTCAAGTTATCAATAGTGTGGCCAGTGGGTTCGACGAAAAAGAAATTGACATTCAATTGGATGAGTTGGAGCGTTTGGTGAATGAAGCAAAGACAAAAACAAAGGTTAGAAAACCTGAAGGGTCAGCTGCAGGCACAAGAGCAGCCTCAAGTTCCTGAGGACCCGGTTGAATTCTTCGAGGAAATACTCCATATCAAACCGTATTCCTATCAAGCTGATTTTTTGTCTGACCCTACCCCACTTAAGGTGATTCGCTGGTGCAGACGAGCTGGCAAAACAACAGTCATGAGCGGAAGTGACATACATTATGGCGCCACACATTCCAATTCAACTATCCTTGTTTTAATGCCCAAACATCAACAAATCAAGGAAGTCTATTTTCAAGGCGAAGGGGGTCTGCATGAGCATCTGGCGCGTATGGACAGAGACATCTACGATACCTTGATTTTGGAACAGCTACAAACCATAATTCGTTTCAGAAATGGTAGCAAGATCCTCGCTGAAGTGCCCGAGCCGTTCACAATCAGAGGTCACGGTCCACACAAAATCAGCATTGATGAAATGAATTTTATTCGTAAGGACCGGGATTTGTGGCTTAGTGCTCTCTTACCCATGACCCTTACTCGAACGGTCTACATTAATGTGGCGAGCACGCCTTGGAATAAGGACAGCATTTATTGGAAGATGTGTTTTGATCAAGCCTTCAAATTTTTCAGCGGTAACATCCATGAACAATGCGTGGAGAAGCCTTGTAAATTGGAGATTTCAAAGCATCTTCAAGCCCGATACTTGCGAATTTGGAGTGATGTCTTGAGTCCAAATGGACCGTTGAACCTTGAACAAGTCGAAATCATGAAGGAACAGTATGCAGGGGATGTATGGCGTTGGCAGAGAGAAATGGAACAAAGCTTCGTAGACGATGAAACCGCTTTCTTACCCAGCAGCCTTGTGATAAAGTGCCAAAACGAACAACTGGAATATCCTGAATTTGAACAGGATCAACGCGGCAATTTTTTCATAGGCTGGGACCTTGGCCGCGAACGAGACCCAGGAGTGATTGTTGTCATTGACAAGCGACACGATGTGCTTTCGCTTGTGCACAAAAAAAAGTTTCCGTTAGGTACTCCCTATGTATCTCAGATGGGCTACATCAAATCAATCTGCGACAGATGGCAAAATGTCAATTCAGTCTATTACGATCACACCGGCACGTTTGGCATGG